AAACAGTCTACTAGTCGTGTGAAGTCGAAATCTAATAAACCGGAGTGGTTTAATGATTTGAAGTCTTGGACCATAGAAGCTTACGATGGCTGTATACTTACAGACAATTGTGAGGCAGATGATATGGTCCGTATATGGGCGTTAGAAGCAACTAAAGCAGAAATGCAACATTGTGTAGTTACTATTGACAAAGATTTAGACTGTATTCCGGGGACACACTATAACCCAAGGACTAAAGTGATATATCAAATCGATAAAGAATGGGCTGATTACTTTTACTGGAAACAATTATTAATGGGTGATTCTGTTGATAATATCCCCGGTATATACGGTATAGGCCCAAAGAAAGCTGAAGATATTCTAGAAGGGGCAAAAACTAAAAATGAAAGAATTAAAAGAATATGCCGAGAGTATCACGATGCTTATGGAGAAGAAGGCTTTAACTCTATGCTGTTAAACGGCAAACTACTACATATCTGGAGGCATATCAATGACCACTTCACTATCGACAAAGAAGTATACGAAGACGCTATTAAAGTCTGAAATAGGTCACTGGAAAACTAAGGTTAAGTTTAACCCTAGTAAAGCTTTCGGTTTTCTATATTGTATACATAATACGGTAACAGACCAATACTACTGGGGTAAGAAACAGTTCTTCCACGGTGGTAAAAAGAAATCTAAGACTTACGGAAAAGAAATGACTTGGAGGACTTATACAGGTTCTTCAACTCATTTAAAGAAAGATATAACCAAGTATGGTCACGATAAGTTTACATTTGAAATAGTAGATGTTTATAAAACCAAAGGTGGATTATATTACGGGGAGGCCTATTGTCAAATGGTGTCTGAATCAATGACAGAATATTTATCAGACAAAATAACCCCTCGTTTCTACAATAGACAAATAGCCGCTATTAGGTTTGTTCCTAAAGAATCGGTTACTGATAAAACTCGTAAGTATATCAAGGAACTAATGAAGAAATATTAGGAGATATAATGGGTAGAATAGTTACAAAAAATCAACCGTGTAATGATTGTGGGGGTTCAGACCCTTTACAGATTTACGAAGACGGTTCAACGTTCTGCTTTTCATGTAGAACATCACACCAAGGCAACAAGGAGAAGCCAATGACTACGACTAATGACGACGGATTCTCCACAGTTGATACGTGGGGGCCAAGCTTAGATGAAGTACAAAGAGACTTTCAATCTAGAGGTTTCAGAGAAAGAAACGTATATAAACAAGTATCGGAACATTACGGTGTTAAGGTAGGCTATGATTTAGACGGTGTAATTGATAGCCACTACTATCCCTATCACATAAACAATGAGTTATCTGGTTACAAGGTAAGACAACTACCTAAGAAGTTTACCTCTATTGGTAAGGTACGAGGTGGTTTATTCGGCCAACACCTATACAATGGAGGTAAACGATTAGTTATAACAGAGGGTGAGCTTGACGCTATGGCTGTACAATCAGCATGGTTTAAACGCTACAAGACATTCTATCCTGTTGTATCTGTTCGTTCCGCTTCTTCACTAAAAGACTTAGTAGAAGAGCGTGACTGGATTAGAAACTTTGATGAAGTAGTTATATGGTTCGATGGGGATGATGCTGGTCGTGAGGCAACTAAAGAGGCGGCACGTATTATAGGTTATGATAAAGTTAAAATAGCCAAGTCATCTGAAAAAGATGCATCAGACTTATGGATTAAAGACCCAGACAAAGTTCTTACGAGCATATATGACTCTACTGATTACACTCCGGCAGGAATCTTAAATAAGGAAGACCTGTGGACACAACTAGAAACTTACAACGACTTAGAGTCAGTACCTTATCCTGACAGCATGACTGGCCTTAATGGTAAGCTAAAAGGTATGAGAGCCGGTGAGATTACTCTCTGGACATCAGGTACCGGTTCTGGTAAATCAACACTACTACGAGAGATAGCAGTACACCTATTGTCTGAGACAGAAGACAAAATAGGCATTGTTTCACTCGAAGAATCACCCGCCGAAACTGCACGTAAAATGGCAGGTATGGCGTTAAATAGAAACCCAGCGGCAGAGGAGATACCGTTAGATGAACTTAAAATTGGATACGATAAGCTTTTCGGCGATGATAGGGTACTTGTACTGGACCATCAAGGTAGTATTTCTGACGGCTCTATTATGGACTTCCTTGAGTATATGTGCCTTTCTGGTGCTAAGTATGTCTTTGTTGACCACATTACAATCTTGGCTTCAGAAGGTGCTGAAGGACTTACAGGGAACGAAGCGATAGACCTTATTATGAATCAGTTACTACGTCTTGCTAAGAAGTACAATGTATGGATTGGTCTTATTAGTCACCTAAGAAAGACTGACAATAAAGGCAGGTCATTCGAAGAAGGTAAACTACCTAGCATGGATGATATCCGTGGTTCAGGTTCAATTAAACAAATCAGCATGGACATTATAGCCTTTGCTAGAGACTCAGGAAGTGCCGATGAAGTTGAAAGAAACACAATTAAAACAAAAGTCCTCAAATGTCGTTATACTGGTCTTACAGGCCCATCAGGAACATTGCTTTATAACTTTCCAACTGGTAGACTCTCTAAGGGAAGAGAATACGACGAAGAAGCCTCAAACGATGATGGGGCACAATTCCAAAGGGTATAATTATGAACATGACCGATAACGAACTAATATATGTTTCTGTAATATTGCAGTTACTTTACGAAGGTAAGGCAGACATGTCTCCTTTATCTCCTGCTATACAAAGATTTCTAAAAGGAATAATAGAGGAGTATGAGGAAGACCCTACCGACCCTTTAAACATACAACTATACTATGCGTGTAATACGATGTTAGAAAAAGATATAAAGGATTACCACTAATGCTAAATAAACAAAAGATGGATGACTACTTTGAGAACTTTATTACAGTAGCTATCAAAAACAGAAGCCACTTAGAAGTATTTTTAAGTTCAGTAGACACCACTATGTCACATGAAGAAAAAGAATACATTCGAGATTTATGGGAAATTGAAACATTAAATGTCCCTGAAGAAGAAGATGAAGATATCCTAGATATGGATAAAGACGAGTTAGAAGAATATGCGCTCGAGGAGTTTAATGTAGACTTAGATAAGCGTCACAATATATCAACATTAATCGAACAAGTAATTGAAATTAAAGAACAAAAGGAAGACTAAACATGAACGCATACGAATCATTCATCCATCTTTCTCGCTACTCAAGGTATCTAGACACAGAAAATCGTCGTGAGACTTGGGAGGAGACTGTAGACCGTCTGATTGGTTTCTGGAAAAACCAAATAAGCGATAACGTATTAACTAAGGATGAGTTTAAACAATTACGCTCTGCTGTATTAAACAGAGAGGTAATGCCATCAATGAGGGCAATGTGGAGTGCTGGAGAAGCATTGGCACAGAACCCTTTCCGTGGCTACAACTGTAGCTTTAAACAAGTAAACCACCCACGAGTGTTTGACGAGATACTATATATCTTAATGTCTGGTACTGGTGTTGGTTTTTCTTGTGAGACTGCAGAAGTAAACAAACTACCTATTATTAACGACAACTTTGTAAAGACTGACCGAGTAATCACTGTTGAAGATAGTGCAGAAGGTTGGGCTAAAGCTTTACGTAAGCTAATCGCTGACTTGTACTTAGGAAATATCCATGAATGGGATTACTCTAAAGTACGTCCAGAAGGCGCAAGACTAAAAACTATGGGAGGCAGGGCTTCAGGCCCGGGGCCGCTTATAGAATTATTTGACTTTGTCACTATGACATTTAACAAAGCGGGTGGGCGTAAGTTACGACCTATCGAAGTACACGACCTAGTATGTAAGATTGCTGAAGTTGTAGTCGTTGGAGGCGTTAGACGCTCTGCACTCATCTCAGTATCAGACCTATTAGACCCTGAAGTACGTGACTGTAAGTCCGGTGCATGGTGGGAACGTGATGCACAAAGAGCATTAGCTAACAACTCTGCCGCTTATGATAGCAAGCCTTCTATGGCTGTATTCATGGACGAATGGGTTTCACTAATGAAATCTGGTTCAGGTGAACGTGGTATCTACTCTAGATATGGCGCTCATGCATTAGCACCAGAACGTCGTAAGTCTGAATTTATTAAAGGTACAAACCCTTGTGCTGAGATTCAGTTACGTGATGGTCAACTATGTAACTTATCAGAAGTTGTATGTCGTGTAGATGATACAGAAGAAGACTTAGCTCGTAAGATTAAGTTAGCTACTATATTAGGTACACTACAAGCATCACTAACAGACTTTAAATATGTACGTAAAGTATGGCAGAAGAACTGTGAAGAAGAGCGCTTACTAGGTGTGTCTTTAACAGGTATTCAAGACTGTAAGATACTAAGAAACCCTGACCCAGCAATGCTAGAAAGGCTACGTGATGCGTCGGTTAAAACTAATATTGAATATGCTGAAAAGCTTGATATCAACCCCGCTACCGCTATCACTACTATTAAGCCTAGTGGTACTGTTAGCCAGTTGGTGGACTCATCATCAGGAATACATGGACGCTTTAGCCCTTACTACATTAGAACAGTAAGACAAGCAAACAATGACCCGTTAACAGACCTTCTTAAAGACCAAGGAGTTCCTAACGAGCCAGATGCAATGAACCCTAACAAGACAACTGTATTCTCTTTTCCTATTAAGTCACCTGAAGGTGCTACACTAGCTAACGAACAATCAGCTATTGAACAACTTGAGAACTGGAAACTATTCCAAAAGCATTGGTCAGAACATTCTGTGAGTGTTACTGTTTATGTCAAAGAAGAGGAGTGGATGAATGTTGGTGCATGGGTATATGAGAACTTTGACTACATCACAGGTGTATCATTCTTGCCATATTCTGAGCATACATATCAACAGGCACCCTACCAAGACATCTCTAAGGGAGAATTCCTTAAAGCTGTTGCGGACTTCCCTGAAGTTGACTTCTCATTGTTACCAAACTTTGAGCAAGAAGACAATACTGAAGGCGCTCAAACTTTAGCGTGTTCTGGAGGAGCTTGTGAGATACTATAAATAAGTTATAATTCTTACACCTGAGTATGTGTATAAACTACTCACGATAACTGAAAGGGTTATAAAATGTTAAAATATTTATTAGTAGCGATAACTGCATTAACTACTATTGGGGCAAATGCAGAGACTTTAACTAGCGCTAAATTAGATAGCGGTCAAAATATAATCAAATTCGAAGGAGAATTTACTAAAGGAACAGGAAAGAGACTTTATGATTACGCCGAAAAAACTGGTTTTAAAACAGTATCTTTTGATTCTGGAGGCGGTATTGCGAATGAAGGATTAAACTCTGCTTGGGTAATGGAAACGTTAGGCCTAGTAGGTTTAGTTGAAAAAGGAAACGCTTGCATGTCTGCTTGTGCTATAACTATGTTAGGTGCGCATGTTGTAGAAATTAACGGCTTGATTGGTTTTCATCCGGCATATCTGCCAGACCCTATAGAAGACTCTAAAAAGGCTTTTGAGTTTGGTCAAAGACAAGGAATGAGAGACACTTTATTCTTTAAAGAAAAAGGCCTATCTGACCAAGTCATACTGGCTATTGGATATCTAGGAGACCCTGAAATGTTTTTCGTAGTAACCGACGATGATGATTACTTGAGGATATTTGAAAAGAACGGAAGGCCTTATACTCAAATTGAGTTATTAAGCAAAATGTGGCATGGAAAAATGCTAAGTGCTTATAAAGCATTAGTTGAAAGAGGTATCGAGTTATGATTAGATTCTGGCAAACATGGAGTGTATTTGTTTTAATGGTGATAGCCTCTTATGCAGGGTATTACTATGGCGCAATTGATTTCATTTACAATAACGACTTTACTTACATATCCATTGTAAACTTATCTATATTATACTTGTTTACTCTAGTGAATCTTTATAAGTCATATTATCAAGTAAATGAAGCTAGCGACAACCAATGGTTCATGTCTGATGCTGTTTTATCATTAGGTATGGTTGGTACGTTATCTGGTTTCTTAGTTGTGTTATACAGTACATTCGAAGGCTTAGACCCTTCAAACACCGAGTCAATGAAGAAGGCTATTGAGACTCTTGCTTCCGGCATGGGTACGGCATTACTTACTTCTTTAGTTGGATTAGTTTCTTCAATAATTATGAAATACCAGTTGGTAGTATTGGAGAGTTAATATGAAAAAGTATTCATCTAACTTGGCATTTATTGACTTATTATTCAACATGTTAGTCGGTTTTACTTGTTTGTTTATTATATCCTTCTTGCTTATAAATCCAATAGCAAAGAAAGGTTTAGTAGACCCGCCCGTAAAGCTTATGGTTGAAGCTAGATGGGGTGACGAAAGCAAATGGGATGTAGACCTGTGGGCTAAGTCTCCAAATTCTCTTGTAGGATATCCCAGTAAAGAAAGTGGATATGTAACTTTATCAAGAGACGACTTAGGGAAAACTAATGACACTTACACGGTTAACGGTATTACCAAAGTGGTTAAGAGAAACTATGAAGTAGTAAACCTGACAGACTTGCCTGACGGTGAATATGTTATAAATGTTCATATGTTCTCTGCTCAGTTTAACGAAAAATTATTTCCAATAAACATAAGAGTTGTTCAGATACAACCTTATAGGGTAATATATGAAGACAATGTTTACATGGATTGGCCTAAACAGGAAAGGACTGCGGTAAGCTTTAATGTCGTCAACGGAAAGATAAGAGATATAAACACAATGGTTCAACAAAAAATAAGAACAAAGTATGAATTAGGAGTACCATGATAATACTACTTATACTGGGGTTTATAACCTCTTTAATAATTGCTTATTTTAGTTACAAGTCAGAACTATCTAGCATAATTAAACTAATGTCGCTTCCCCTTATAATAATATACTTTGGGGTAGCGGGTATTTATTACTATAATAACTTAGGTGCGCCTATTGAAAGGACTCCTCCGTTAGAAGTAAATTATCAACACCACATTATAGAAGGTGAATATATAATAGTGTGGATGGAAGATAAAGAAACAGGCCATCGTCTTTATAAAATAGATTACGACAGAGAAACTGCAAAAGCTCTTGAAGAAGCTAAAAGGATGAGAGACGCGGGCGCAAAACCTAGGATGAAGGGTTCTAGAGGTGAGGCTGAAAAAGGGGCGAGAGTCACTTGGAAGCTTGAAAATCTAGTACCACTTAGGGAACTACAGGAGACAAAATAATGTTTGACTTTTTTAAATCAAGGGAATGGTTCTTATGGGCTTATGTAGGCTCAATATTTATAATTGGAACACTCTGGTATCAAGTACAGTTAGATGTCCAAATCAATGAGTGGTTTGGCGGATTTTACGACATGATACAACAAGCCCTTAAAGGCGAAGGTGACATTACCATGTCTCAGTACTATGGTCAATTGTTAACTTTCTTTAAGATTGCGGCTATTTATATAGCTGTTGCACTAACAGTTTCGTTCTTTACAGCACACTGGTTATTCCGTTGGAGAACTAGTATGGTTACTAAGTACCACCAACTGTTTCATAAAGCACGACGCATTGAAGGTGCTTCACAAAGAGTACAAGAGGACACTGTTAAGTTCTCTCGTATAATGGAAGGTCTTGGTGTTTCTTTTGTAGAAAGCATTATGGTATTAATAGCCTTCTTTCCAATACTCATGGGACTGTCTTCAGGATTAGTTGTTGCGTTCTTTGGAGATTGGGAGTATGGTTTAGTAACTTCTGCTATCGTTTGGTCAGCGGGAATTACTATAGTACTATTAATAGCGGGTAAGATACTTCGACTAGTTAGTATTGAATATGATATACAAGCTAAAGAAGCCGCTTATCGAAAGCTATTAGTTGTAGCGGAAGACGATGAAACTATTCGTCCAAAGAGCCTTAACGAAGTCTTTAATGATGTTCGTAAGATTCACTATACGAATTATGCACGTTACGCATGGTTCAATGTAGCACGCTTAGCTTGCTTACAAGCAAATGTACTTGTAGGTTATATAGTACTAGCCCCTGCTATTGTTTCTGGTTCAATTACACTAGGAGTAATGCAACAAATATTACGTGCCTTTGGTAAAGTAGAAGGTTCTATGATGTATCTATTTAAATCATGGTCTACTATTATCGAATTATTATCAGTATATAAACGTCTTCGTGAATTCGAAGAAAAACTTAAGTAAGGAATAAAGTATGGCACAATTAATCTGGAATTTAGCTGATGGAGCTGACAAGAAAAAACCGGTAAAGAAAAAGGCTCCAGTGAAGAAGAAGAAGGTAGAAAAGGAAAAGCTTCCTGAACCTGCAGTACTAATGCCACCGGGAACTTACTTGCGTGAGAATGGTATTCTTATGCTAACTTGTAAGTTCGAAATGGAAACAATCATGCCTATTGTGGCTAGTATCTTTGAATACAATTTAATGGAAGAAGAACTACGCCCTGAACGTATTACACTAATGATTAACTCTCCCGGAGGTAGAATAGATTCATGCTTAACACTAATAGATGCTATGCAAACTTCAGAAGTCCCCGTAGACACTATGGCCTCTGGTTTAGCCGCTTCCTGCGGTATATTAACTTTAATGTCAGGTGAGCAAAGATTTGCCTCTCGGACAGCACAGATAATGTCACACCAGTACGCGGCAGGGTCTTCAGGTAAAGAACATGAGTTATACGGTAGAATTAAATCTTTCGAACAAACTTCAGAATGGATGGTAGACCATTACCAAGAGTGTACAGGTTTACGTGAGAAGGAAATAAGAAAGCATTTACTTGGTCCAACTGATGTATGGTTGACCCCACAAGAGGCTTTAAATTTTAATATAATAGATAAGGTAATTGATACCTATAGAATTGAAAAGTAAGGATAAATTATGAAAACTATAATGATAGATGACACAGAATATAATGTTGATGATTTAAC